TTTCAGACGACCTTCCGCATAAAAAGATACTACTTTAGTTGACAATATCATCTTTACATTTAATTTACAAACCATTGATTTGCATAATATTTAAATTGAGTGATATTTGCACATGACAATTACACGGCGTTTCTTTCCGGGAATGCCGTGTTTCTATTTCGGGTGTCTTCATGCGCCGGCGTAGCGGGTCGGGTCGTAGTCTTCTCCTTTTTTGTGGACGTGGTAGGCGATGACGGCGAGCTTCCTCATTAGAGCGGCTATGATTACTTTTTTGGGTTTGTTTTTGGCCTCAAGGCGGGCGATGAAAGCGGGAAAGGCTTTCATGCGGTAAGCAACCATGGCGGGCATGAAAAGGGCTGTCCTTAATTTGCGATTGCCGTAGCGTGTGATTTTTTCTTTGCCTCTGACACTTGTTCCCGATTGTTTCTGTTGCGGGCTCAGTCCGGCGAATGCTGCAAATTTGTTTGGGGTTTGGAAGTCGACGGTCGTGAGGTATTGGAGTAGAACGGCGGCGGTCAGTCTTCCGATCGCAGGTATGGTTTCCAGCCTTTTGATTTGGGGCTGATATTGTGGTGTCTGCGTCTGCTTTCGAATTTGGGCTTTTAGGTTTTTGAGCTGCGTTTGCAGGTGCCGAATGATGTTTTTGAAGACTTCACGGACTTCACTGTCTTTTGCGGCTTCGCACCTGTTCTTCATGGCGGTGCATTCTTGGCTGATTTGGGCATATGCGGCGGTCAGTCTGGCGAGCTTGTATTGTGCTTCGGTAGGCTTTGGTCTGTGTATGAGGTCTTTCTCCTTTGCGGTTTGGCAGTATTCGGCGATGAGCTTGGCGTCCTGTTTGTCTGTTTTGGTTCGGGCAAATCGGCTTTCGGCGTATTTGCTGATTTTCAGGGGGTTGACGACGTGCACGATGAAGCTTTCGGCGAGGTAGTCGGCAGCGGCTTCGTAGTAGTTGCCTGTAGCTTCCATGCAAACGGTCAAGTCTTCAAAGGTTTGCAGCCATGATTGAAGCTGCTTTATGCCTGTTTCGTCGTTTCTGTATTTCTTGGTCTGTACGCTGTCACCAATGATGACGGCGACGTCTATCGTGTCTTTCGATATATCCAGTCCTGCGGCGTTTCGCATGGTTGATTACCCTTACTTATTCAGAATCTAGGTTCTTTGATACTACTCAATTTCACAAACAGTTAAGCCGTCCGCCTAATCTTTTTGTCAGCCTCGGGAGCTTGGTCGTTTGTCAGTCTGGACGGCTTCGGCTCAGGGTAGCTAATCCTTTACCGATTTTCAGTATAGCATGATTCATTTTTAGCATTTTATTGCAGCCAGTGCAGCTCTATTTTGCTTAAAAAAGGCATTTTTAATATCCCCGGGCAAAATAAAATTGCTCAAATCCTGATATTTGCCTTCGGCGACCCTTCGGGGACGTTCGCCACGTGGCAGGCGGGCAGGAAATAAAACCCTTCCTGCCCACCTACCACAAGCGTGCTTTTGTGCTTTAAAGAGTAAAGGGGGTATTCATAAAGATTGGGCAAAAGGCACGCCCAATCTTTACAAACCTTCCCCCTTGACTCTTTAAATCCCAATTCCTTAAAAATAAAGGTCGTCTGGATTTCAGACGACCTTTTTTCATTTTACAGATTGAGCTAAATATACGGTTGCGGCAGCACCTATCAACGATACTATAAACATCGGCAGGACGAAATATTTAAAAAATCCGCGCCAGCCTTTGCGCTCGTATGACGTTGCCGCCCATACGCCTAAAAAAAACGCTAATCCCGCATTCATCAATTTACCTTTCCGCCCACATTCGTCAGGGCTTTATCGTTATATCCGTCATACATCAAATTTTGCGGGCTGGCACCGCCCATTGTCAAGACCTGCGGGGCGTCAGGAGTGTATTCGGTCTGCGTCGGTTTGGCGTTTTCGGCTGTTTGGGCTTTGTACGGATTGAACGGCAAGCCGTCTTTGACGTAGTTCAAGCAGGTTTGTTTGCCGATGTCTTTAATCTTCGTGCCTTGGTCGGTGTAACAGGTGCAGCGGTTTTCTGCTTTGATACAGGCGGCAGGCCACGGCATGGCTTTGACAGCTTTATTCATGCCGTCGTACATAGGAGCGGTTTCTGGACGCTCTGCGATACGGGGCTGATAGTCTTCTTCGCTCAAATGTGGTTTCTTTGGTTCTTCGGTTTTTATTTCGGCTTTGGGATACTGTCCGTTTGTTACAGGCTCACTTGCCGATACGGCTAACGGCTGCATTTGTGCTTGGGCGTTTTGGGTCGTACTTGCCTTCTTCGCCTTTTCTCCTTCGCCCGAGAACTTGCCCCAGAAGTCGGTAAACGACCATATGCCATAACCGACGAGGCATAGGGCGAGCGGGAACAGCATTAAAAGTTTGCTTTTTTTCGTCCTGATTTTGGTGTGTACTTCGGCGGACTTATACAGACCGTACACGCTTTTATCAAGCCTGTACACGCTGGTTAGGGCTTCCCTGATATTTGCCCTGCTTTCAGGGTCTTTTGCGCCACCTGTCGACCATTCCATCTTACGGCGCAGCCCTAGATTGGTCTTCCCTAAATGCGTGTGATGTTCTATCAGTCCGCGCAAATGGACGTCTATCAGGCGGGGATGTTGGGTTATCAGGATGAAATCAAGACCACGTTGTCGGTGTGTTTCTAGTTCGGAGACGTAGTCGGGTACTTTCGAACCGCTTGGACGTGGGCGAAATATGCGTTGGCATTCGTCAACAACGATAATCGCACCCGGAGGCGCCCACTTCGGCCATGTCTGAATGCTTTCGCCTTCGGGTATATCGAAGTAGTTTATTTTGTCGTGGTCTAGGTCTTTGATTCCGTCCACGAAGATAGGACGGTCTTTAAAGTCCTTGCGTTTGACAAGGTTGGAAACCGCATACAATGTTTTTCCCGCACCGGGAACGCCTGTATATAGGTAAAGCATTTTTTATCCCTCGCTTTTGACGATAGTGGACAGTTTCTTAAAGCCCTTTATCGTGGATATGAATGTGAATGCGCCAAATATCCAATTCAACATAACGCCGAAACCCATGATATAGACGATTTGCAGAGCGTCTTCAGGGAAACCGCCAATATGGTTTTGAACCTGTTGGATAAAGTAGGATTGCAACTGGCGAAATCCCGCCACTGTTACGAAAGAAAGCCCTATGGCGGTCAATATTCTGCCCGCCACAGACATTAATACGGCTGTTATCAAACTACCCCAGTTCATAGCTCCTCCAATGCGCCATAGACGAACCATGCACAGGTTAGAATGGTCATCATGATTAAAACGGGTCTCAATTTTGCGGCAAAGTCGCAAAGCGGCTGATAGCTGAACTCGACTTGCCCAAATGCGCCCAAATCCACGCTTTTCGGTTGCGGGCAAACGCCTTCGGTTTGGAAGACGTTTTCAGGTCTAAAATCTAAATCTATTGTGTTTTCAGGCAAGACGATGTCTTCATAGGTTGTATCGCCACCCGGCATACATTGCGCAGCATTCGGATTTTGCTGACAAAAATTCTGCTGCTGATTCTCTTGATTTTGATTTTGCTGCCCTGTCGGACTGTTCGGCTGATTCGGCGTATTCGGACTGTTCGGCGTCGTCGGTGCATTCGGACTGTCGGGCGTTGTAGGTGTATTCGGACTATTGGGGGTTGTCGGTGTGTTCTGTCCTTTATTCGGTGTCGGTATGATTACGCTGCGTGTCGGTGCCAGCGTAGAATTTGGTTTCAGATCTGGACGCGGAATAATCGTTGTCGTAATTGAACCGTCTCTGTTTATCGTGAATCGTGTTTGCTGTGGTGTATTGCTGCCTTGTGGGGTGTAGGGTGCTGAATCGGCGGTCATCGGTTCAAATTCATTCGAAATCGTGGATTTTTCAACTGAATCGCCAATTTTGGACAACTGATTCATCAATTCGGCATGGTTGGTCTGTTGGTTATTCAACATACGCTCCAAGATGTCTTTAATGTCCTTTTGATTGAGCGTCATATTTTCGACTGTTTTTTGTGGGTCAGGTTTAAAAGTCGATGATGCTTCTACTCCAACAGTACTCGAATTCTTATCTTTAAATTGATAATAAACATAATCACCTTGGACACCGGGTAAATAAATTTTTGCCAAACCGCCTTGATTTACACCATTATTATTGCCATAAAAATTTTTTAAATATGAATAATATATTTTGTTTGAGTAATATATTTTCCCCGTTGGCGATTGTTCCCTAAAAATAACGTTAACGGGATAAAGACCATTTTCTTTTTGACTTTCTTTTGCTTTCTTCCATTGCTCCTGCTGTTTGGCTGCTTCGGCTGCTCCTTCGGCTGCTTTTTGAGCGGCTGCGGCTGCGATTGCTCCGCCTAAGTCTCCACCTTTTTCTGCTTGGGCTTGTGCGGCTGCTGCTTGTTGGGCGGCTTGTTCGAGTTGTCCTGACGATGAATTAGGACGAATTCCAGTTTTATCTAAAAATCTATTAACACCACCGCCAAAATCAGTGAAATCAAGTTTAGATAATCCTTCTAAAACTGCTCCAAATCCTTCTCTTGCAGCTCCTCCCCAATCTCCAGCTTTTGCATTGTTATAAGCGGCAGCAGCGAAGTCTGAACCAATCGCCCCACCTGCGGCAGTTAAACCTGCTAGCGTACCACCAGCAATCTTTTCTACTTTTGGAATATTTACACTTTGCGTCTGTGTCGTCCGAATCGTTGCTTTTTCGCCATAATTGCCCGTGGCGGTTATGGTTTTCGACTGACTACCTTTTATTGAATCTCCCGACTTGGTCACGGTCGGTTTGCCGTTGTTTTGGCTTTGCACGCGCCATACGCCCGTTTTCGGGTCATAGCCTTTTTGTCTCAAGGCTTGCTCGCTTGGAAAGCCCGCCCCCTGATGTTGTGCCGGCGGCGGCAGTCCTACTTCTGCGCTTACAGGAGCAGCGAATAAAGCAGCAGACAGAGCAAGGCATAAGGCAGTATTCCGATGATGAACATTGCTTCGGGTATCATTCTTCATTACTCTTTTCTCTCATGGATAATATGAATTTGTAGATTAGGTTGACGACAAATACCGTGGCGACGATTGAAACGCACATCAGACCTATCTCTTTTCCCAACTTCTGATATTCCAGCGGGTCGCAATCGGGAAAGGTCAGTTTGACTTGCTGTTCGTTATACTGCCATGTAGAGCCTTTAAAAACGGGGTGATGCAGCACCCCGTCTTTGTCTATTGTCGGCACTACATGGGTCATCACTTCGTTTGTCGCCGCTTCGTGTGTGAAATGGCAGACACGGCCGACTTGATAACCCATTGCTATTAACCGCCTTTGCGTACTGCTTTAATAATCAGACCGACAACGACCATTGCAGCAGCGACACCGATAACAACCGCGCCAATAGATGAAACACCTTCTTTCGCACTAGCCAACTCGGCTTTGGCGGCTGTTACCAACGCGCTGTCTTCTGCCATTGCAGGCAAAGACATGATGGCAACGGAAGCACCGGCAACGGCGTATTGCAGTTTTTGTTTCAGGTTCATTTTGTTTTCCTTTACGAAATGTTGATAAATTTGGTTTTGCGGGCTTTATGAAAGGGTTTTTCAGACCGCCCGCCGAGTCTGAATCTTTAAAATTTTTCAGATTTCGACCATGAAACCGAATACGATGAAGTTCTGTCCGATTTCTTCCAATGCGGTTTCTATGGCTTCTTCACGTTCATAGAAATACCCAGCTTCATTCACAAACGGCGTATGTCCCACATCACCCGTATCAGACTGGTATAGGAAGTCCCCCGTTTCCCGAGACTGAACTATATAAACATGGGAAATTGCCATTTCTTTTAACCTTTGGACTGTTGTTTGGCTTGGAAACCGATGACTTTCAGTTTTTGCGTTTTGCCTGTAGTGACGATTTCTACGTTTAGGTTTGCTTCAATCGGGAATTGGGCACTTCTAAACTGATCAAAGTTTGCAGATGTTCCGAAGTCGTATTCAGTGGTAGAGCTGCCCAGTGCGTTGCCTTGGGAGCTGTCTAAAGGTGTGGCGACAATCAGGCGGCAATAGTCGAAGTTCTTACCTTCGATTTGTCCGCTGAATTTTTTGACGCCGACGATTTGTCCTTGAAGTTGGATATTCATTTTTAATTTCCTTGTTTAAATACGCCGTATTCACAGGCAACGACGTTTTGCCTTTTAAAATGCCCAGTTCAAACCATGTAATTCACGCCATGCCCATTCTTCATATTCACGACGCTGGATTTCTTCTTGCAACTTTTCCCGTTTGTCCACGCGCATTTCTATAACGCCCATATGCAAAAGCAGGTTTTCCGACGAAAGGTCTTCACGTTCATGTACGGCAGGGGCTTGGTTGTATTCGACAGCGTACACTTCAGGAGAAAGACGTTTCGGCAACTTGTCATGGTCGGGTTTCAGAATTGCCAGTATTTCGCTGTCTGTTTTTTCAGGGAAACGCGAAATAATGGCGTTCAACATTCTGCCGACTTGGTTTTTTGCGCACTCAAGGCCGCGCTCAAAAGTAAGCAGGAACGATTTTTTAACGGTTTCAATGCGTTCGGCTTTTTCTTGAAACTGCCTGCAAATCGGATACGCTCCACCAAAGTATTCGCCCGGCACGGTCAGTACTTCAAATGGAATCACAATATCTTTGGCTTTGAATTCGATTTCAAAGCGAGTCCAATTACTTGATTTATCGCCTAATTGCTTGCCTTTTTCATACACGCGCACGTATTTGGACGATTCACGAGAACCGACATAGTAGGTTTTGCCTTTAACCTGCTTAGATTCGTCTGCTTCTTCCCAATCGGTACCAACCGATTCACCACACGGCATCATGTGATGATTCGTAAACATACCCGACAAACGGTCTGCTTTTGCCTGCTCTGGCGAGTATTCGCCGTTAAAAAAATCTTTTGCTATATCGACACGGGTAATCTTCGGACGGATGGCTTTTTGAATAAATTCATACAAACGAACTTCCCAACCTGTCAGAGCGGCATTGCAACCCGTTGCAGTCAGTTCGAACAACATCGTATTGTTTTGGCCGCCAAAATGAACACGTCCGTATTGAGCCGAATCCGTTCCCATGAGCCAGCATTCCTCATAAAAACGTCCGCCACTGTGTTTTGCTTTTTCAACAATGCCAAAACCGAATATTTCGGTCATTGCCAAAGATGCGTAACGAATGAACTCGTCATTGCCAAAAAGCGGTGTTTTGGCATAAAGACACAATGTGTCTTCATGAACGGAAAAACTGATTTGGTCGATAAAGGCGGAATTTGCGACACCACGACGCAAAGGGACTTCAATTAGACGGCCTTTTCCATCCGTAATGAATGTGGAATATTTTTCAAATTCCTCATGCTCGACCGACAAAGCCCCTGCGTTTTCTGCTCCCCCCCTGTTAGATAAGGGGGGCAACTGCGACGCGTCTGCCGTCAGTGCGTCCGCCGCGCGGAGCGCGTCGTCCGCTCTGCCGACCGACGCTTGCTTAATGTCTTGTTCCTTATCTTTCATGGCGGATTTCCTTAAACGACGGGCAATAAAAAAGCCCTGTTACTTTCAAAGTAAAAGGGCGTTAAGTATTGTTAGCCGTCCCTTTCGGGTGGCAATATATAAGGTCGTCTGAAA